AGCACACAACATTCTTGGCTAAGACAGATGGCGACAAGTTGATCTTTACATTCGGTGACCAAAGCACACACGGTGGTGAATTTGTATTTGCTACAGGTATTACTGGTAAGATTACTAAAGCATGGACATGGCCTGTTATGCCAGTATTGAGTATCTTGAAGATCGCAGATGCTAACAATGCTAAAATTGGTTTTAGTAATGATGGTGCTATGCAAATTGAATTGGATAGCGGCATTGCAACTTACAAATATATTATTCCAGCACAGGCATGATAAAAGGCATAAGCCAGGCCGGGCGGTATATTACGGTAACTGGAGGTAGCCCTTCTAACCCCTATATTCCGCCTGGCAGTCAATCAGCAGGAATGGTCCGTTTTAATACCAACATGAATATCATGGAAGTATACGATGGATCTACATGGAAAGATTTTGGTTCAAGTTATTCAAGTATAGGACTAACTCCCGAGGCAGAGTCGTTGCTTGATTGGGCTCGTAAGAAACGCGACGAAGAATTTCAAATGCAATCGTTAGCCAAAGATCACCCTGCTATACAAATTGCTTTGGACAATTTAGAAAAGGCAAAGCTACAATTAGATGCTACAATAATATTAAGTAAAGAACATGACACATCAACAAATTAATTTAACCCCGCTACAAAAGGACTATGCAGTATACCTACCTGCTATCAGTACCTTTTATAGTACATACATATCAAAACAAAGATTATCTGAATACATTCCAGCTGAGCGTATCCCAGCAGGGTTTGATCGTGGCATTGAAGGAATGAACTTCTTAAATCCAGAACAAGGATACTTTACATACAAATACGGTTTGTATTCGGCAGGTCATGCACAGTTGGATTTGAATAAAAGTCTTACACAAGAGAGTATGATCCAACAACGAGATCGTAATAACACTTTGATACTAGGTGACTCAGGTGGATTCCAAATTGGTAAAGGTGTATTGAAGTTTGACTGGTTGGACTTTGAAGGACCTGCTGCTACTAAAGTGCGTCAAAGTATTTTAGAATGGTTGGAAGTAACTGCTGATTGGTCAATGATGCTTGACGTGCCTACATGGGCATGTGACCATAATCATAGTGCAAAGACTGGATTAAAAACATTCCAAGATTGTTTAGATAAGACCAAGTATAACAACGATTACTTCTTAACTAATCGATTAGGACAAACAAAGTTTCTAAATGTTCTACAAGGTGGTAATTGGGAACAGGCAGAGGAATGGTATCAAGGTGTTAAAGAGTTTAGCGATCCGAAGGGCAAGTATGCGGGTCGCGAAGCGGAAGGTTGGGCAATGGGAGGTGCTAACATGAGTATGATGAATGTTACACTTAAACGCCTAATGACTTTACGCGAAGATGGTTTACTGGAAGGTAAAAATTGGATGCACTTTTTGGGCACCGCACAGTTAGATTGGTCATGCTATCTAACATCTATTCAACGACAAATCAGGAAACACATCAATGAAAACTTTACCGTATCTTTTGACTGCGCCTCACCGTTCATCGCAACAGCGCACGGACTTGTCTACACAAATCCGCAGCACACCACAAAAAGGTGGAGTATTATTATGGAAAAAGCCCCAGACAACAAGGCACTTGCAGGAAGCGATATCCCATTCCCATGGCAAAGTGAATTCTCAAGTCGGTTAACGATGGGCGATATTTGTTACTATGCTCCAGGTATGCTGAACAAAATTGGCAAAGAAGGTAAAACTTCTTGGGACAGTTTTGCATATGCTTTGATGATGGGACATAATGTTAATAGCCATATCGTGTCTGTACAAAGAGCTAATCAATTAATGGATATTGAAATTGCTAAAAATAAAGGCAAGATTAACTGGCGTGCATGGAAAAAAGTTAAGGCTTCTGACAAGAGTGACGAATATAGCGAATGGGTTCCACGCAATATTTTGTACTTTGATAACTTTGTTGAAGACTTGTTTAACACAACGACTAAAGCAGAAGCATTTGAAATGATTGAAGACGGTATGTCATTCTTGCTTGATATTGAAGGCACTCGATCACAAGATGGTAAATCTAAAAATAGATATCATGCATTGTTTGATGTTGAAGAAGTATCTCATGAAGATGAAGTCGATATGTCTGCTCGTGATGATGACCAATTGAATACTTTATCAAACGAATTCGATGAATAAGTTTACAGACTTTCCAGAACAACCTCGCATTATGTCTGATGCAGAAGGCGAGCAGTTGTTCCAAACTATGCTTAAACAAATTGCAGACTACAACCCTGATGAAATCATAGCGGTTCATCGCAGTGGTTTTAGTTATGCAATGTGGGTGGCACAAATACTTAAACTACCTCTAGGTGTTTACTTTCCCAAAAAGCCACAACTTAATTTAGATTCAAATCCTAAGAGAGTTGTGTTTGTCGATGATAACATTTTAAGCGGATCATCATACAATGCTGCTAAAGAATATATGGAAATAGTATTCCCAGATATTGAATTTAAATGGGCAGTGTTGTTTAGTGACTGGAATGCTACTCCTGAACAAGTACGCAATGAGATTATTCAAGGTACTCGATTGCCATACTTTGCTGAAGAGCCAATGTGGGGGAGTCGTAAAATTAGTGCAGAATATGGAGTAAGATTTCGTGACGAGTAATATTGCATATGATTTGGACGGAGTAATGGTTCCGGATTGCGACTCACTTCCGTTCGTCGCGGGTCTAGATGAGTTCTACCAGTTAATGGGTAGTGTTCGTCCTATTTTTAATCCGCAAGGAGTATATAGTATCATTACTGCAAGGTCTCCGATATATAGAGCATCTACTGTAGAATGGTATAATAGATATTTGAAACCTAAGCCAGTACAACTGTTTCATGAAATTGGCGAGAATGAAACACCTGAACAATATAAAGTTCGAGTATTGAATGAACATCCAGAAATCACTATCTATATCGAAAGTGAACCTTATATTGTAAATTACCTTAGGAAGAATGTAACGACCGAGTGTACAATAGTATTGTTCAGAGAATTTATACAACAACAGATTAATAGAATATGAAAACTAGCCTAATTGTAGGAATGGGCATTGGCAACTTATATGCTACAGTATTGAATAATCTTGGACATGGAATAATTACTGTAGATGCTGATCCCAATAAAAAAGCAGACTTTACAAGTGTAGATGATGCAATTGAAAAATGTCAAATGTTTGATACTGTACACATCTGTACTCCAAACTTTACACATGAAGAAATTGCTCGTAAACTTGCACCAGTAAGTAGGATTGTGTTTATAGAAAAGCCAGGTGTTAAGGATTCAAATGCGTGGTTAAGATTACTTAATGATTTTCCTAAAACACGCTTCATGATGGTCAAGAACAATATGTGGCGTAAGAATATTAAACAGATGCAAAAACTTGCAAAAGATTCTAAATCTGTTTATATAGATTGGATTAATAAAGATCGTGTACCCAATCCTGGCACTTGGTTTACTACTAAAGAGTTAGCGTATGGTGGTGTCAGTAGAGATTTAATGCCGCACTTGTTAAGTTTGTTTATTGCATTAGAACCAGAATGGCTCATTGCTAATGAAACAAATAGAATCATTAAACAACAATGGCAATTAGAAGATTTAACTAAAACTGATTACGGTGTTGTTAAAGCAGACGGCACATATGATGTTGATGATTATTTTGGTTTATCTTTTACTCATAATATAGAATTTGATTTGTTAACTAACTGGCGTAGTATGGAGCACGATCAAAGGCAGATAACTTTCAATTTAAAAAATGGTAAAAAGAAAGTTATTGAATTGGGATTGTGCCCAGAAGAAGCATATCAAGCAATGATTAAAGATGCTGTAAAAAATAAAGATAATGATGAATTCTGGAAACAACAAATGTTGCAAGACTATTGGATTCATAAAAGGATAGAAAATTTATGATACGCTGTCTGCAAACTACAGGGCAAGGATACTTTGAAGAAGTCGAATACGAAGTTCCTCCATTAACTGAAGATGAAATTTGTGTTCGCGCCGTAATGACTGGTGTTTGTCGTAGCGACATTGATATGATGATGGGCGACTTTGGTCCGTTGCCATTGCATATGCAGGGACACGAAGGACTTGGAAAAGTAATTGGAATTGGCTCAAATATTAATGGCGTTGAATTAGGTGACTATGTAGCGACCCAGGGTGAACCAGCATACGCGGACATTTACAATGTTCGTAATAAAGAATTTGTAGTTGTACCAGAAGCTGACCCTAAATACATTTTAGAACCAGTTGCATGTGGTATTAATTGTGTTACACAATCATTTAATGAAATTGAAAAAAGAAGCAAGGGTAAATGTTTAATTTTAGGTAGTGGATTCCTTGCATGGGTAGTACACAATAATCTCAATTATCATTTCAAAAGTTTATCAATTGATGTGCTAGGCACTAGTAATGAAGACCTTTGGGGAGATAAATTACTGTTAGGAACTAGCGAAAGTTATGATATTGTAATAGACCTTTCTGGAAAATATGAGTTAGGTACTGAGATTGACCTAAATAACGAAGCTATAATTGTTGACGGTGTAGGTAAGGCTGTTAGTCGAGAAGAAGCACAATCTCAACTTTGGAAAGCCTGCACCACTATTCGTCCAAGTCCAAGAACTTCTCGATTTATAAATGCCATGTATCAAGCAAGATATTTGATTGAAAATAATGAATTAAATGTTGACAAGTTCTGGACTCGAGCGTATAATAGAGACATAGAGTGGCAACAAGCGTTTGCGGATGGTAAGGATCGTCCAAGCGGTTACAGCAGAGGGTATATTAAATGGGACTAAACACTGAAGAAAGACAAGACATTGTCTACTTTACAGGTTACGAAGTTGAGCATACTATTTGTCACGGTATGTACACATTGTTTGTTGTAGGCACTCCGCCACTAGAAGAAATTTTGCAAAAGGCAGATGATACCCAAGCATTTTTGGATGAATCTAAACGCATTAAACACATTTATTTTGGTACTAGTCAAAGTTTTAAACCCGAAGCAATGACTCAAACCGAATATGGCCCATGGGATGAAGTTATTTTTGGTTGCTTGAAAGCAGGCTATTGGGTCACCTTAGACTTTGGTATTGAACATGTCGAAGGAGTTATTGAGTCTGGCTACAATGAATACGCACGATTTGTTCCAATGATTAGTTGCAAACTGCCTTACATTAATCAATTCAATTACAATGCAACACTCAAGTTGGATGACCTAACTTGGGGTAAGACTAATCCTGGTGTTTGGACACACCAACTACATGCCCTAATGGATAAAGACAAATATACATACTGGGATCAATATACACAGGACACAAAACTATGACTAATAAAACATATATTCGAATACGCACAGAGTTTGAAGGATTTCATTTCTATCCAGGTGCAAGTTCAATTAATCCTAAAATTGCTTTCTTGGAAAAAGAACATCGTCATATGTTCAAAGTAGAAGTAAAGATTTCAGTCGACCACCTTGATCGAGAATTAGAATTTTTCTTGGTCAAATGGGCATTACAAGATTTCATCAAATCAGGCAATCAGAATCATAAGTCCTGCGAAATGATGGCAACAGATATTTTGCAACAGCATTTGATTCCTAACTACGGAGACCAACGATACTACGAGATCACAGTTTCCGAAGATGGCGAATCAGATGGTATTGTAGAGTATATTCCCTAAACTTTTTATCAACTTCCAATTAAGGAAAAAACTATGGCACAACCTGCCCACATTCAAAAAACCCTTCGTATGAAACCCGAAGTGACACGGATCTTTGATGATCTAGATCGCTGGTTGGATTACTGCCGGTTTAACCTTCTTCCTTTTAATCCAAGCGACATGTATCGTAGCAACGATTATCGTCGTTTCCAACAAGAGCAAGAATACTTGGAGCGTAAGGCACGCCGCGAAGCTCGTGCTCGTCAGGAACAATAAAATGCCAAACATCTTTCTAGTTGACCTAGAAAGTGTTTCGACTAGGTACACGGGTGAATGGAAAACTCATGTACCTAATCTACTTTCAAAGGAAGGACATCATGTTCAAATTATCTCTGGTCCTACGGACATTCCTAGTGCCACTACTCCTGGCGCCTTTCTTAATTTCGGCGGCACTAATATCTATAAGTCTGCACAAGTTGAGCAGATGGGTCGGTTATTTTGTGACGGAACCGTTCGCCCCGGCGATCACTTTATTTTTACTGATGCTTGGCACCCTGGTATTATTAACCTAAAATACATGAGTGAACTACTGGGCATCCCAGTAACTACACATGGACTATGGCATGCTGGCAGTTATGATCCTCAAGACTTTTTAGGTCGTCTTGTAGGTGATAAGCCTTGGGTTAGACACGCTGAGAAAAGTTTTTTCCATGCGTTTGATCATAACTACTTTGCCACAGACTTCCACATCGAGATGTTTCGGAATAATCTGTTTGGAGAAGATGACTTTACTTATAAGTCAATTACCCGCACAGGCTGGCCTATGGAGTATATGGACAATACATTGACCATGTATAAGAATATGCAGAAGCGTGATCTTATTTTGTTTCCACATCGTATTGCTCCAGAGAAGCAAGTTGATATCTTTCGTGACCTAGCACAATATTTGCCGCAATACGAATTTGTTGTTTGTCAGGATCAACAACTGACTAAAAATGAATATCACAATTTGTTAGGAGAAGCTAAACTAGTGTTTAGTGCAAACCTGCAAGAAACATTAGGCATTAGCTGTTATGAAGGTGCTATTGTAGATGCTATTCCTATGGTGCCAGATCGGTTGTCTTACAAAGAAATGTATTACGACACATTTAAGTATCCAAGCGAATGGACTGAAAGTTATGAAGCATACGAAGCCTTCCGTCCTGCATTGTGTCATAAAATTATACAATATATGAACAATCACGAACAGTTCAAATATCAAGTACGAAAACAAGCAACAGATTTAACTGACAAGTTTTTCTCATGCCAAACTCTATTGAGTAAGATAACCTAAACAATGCTGTTCTTTTTTAAAAATAAAAAAATTGTGTTAGACTGCTATACAGCATCTAACCATGCCTATGATCTTTTTAAAATTGAACCAGCAAAAAAGTTTGTTCCAACCTGGTGGAAAAGTCTTCCAGCAACTTATAAAGACGATAATTGTTTAGGCGAATTGCCTACAATGAAAACATGTCCAGGATTTAACAGTAATTTTAGACATGGATTTATAATGCCGTTATGGGCCGATGCGCATCTTGCTATACGACAAGTTGGTTATGAACAGTGGATAATTGCAGGACAGAGTGCAGATGCATCAACACAAATTGTAAGTCACAGTCCCAATCAATGGGGCGATTTTATTGATAATAGCAAGTATATGCATTTAAAAATTAACTCCCCGTGGATTTTTAAATGTAATGAAGATATAGATTGGATGTGGAATCAACCCACTTGGAATAATAAAGCATTTGATGAATATTCAATTTTGCCAGGCATTGTTGATTTTAAATATCAATCAAGTACAAATATTAACATCATTACTAAAAAACTTGATAATAACAATCAACCAAATCTTGTAAAAATTTCAGCAGGACAGCCAATGGTACATCTAATTCCCATTACTGATAGGAAAGTTGAAATAAGAAATCATTTTATTTCTCAGGCTGAATGGCAACAGCTCAGTATGCAAAATGCACATATTAGTAATGTAAACAACTATACAAAAATTAAAAATATTCGTAAAAAATTAGAGACAGAATCTAAATGCCCTTTTAACTTTAAAAGAAAGTAAATATGAAACTACTATTAAAACTCCTAGAAAAATTAGGTCGTAAGCGTATTGTAATGGATAGACAAAATGACGAACCTTATCTCGAACGCTATTATATTTTCCTTAAGGATCGAAAGCGTTTCCCCTTTAATGTGTTCATTCACAAGTTTCTTAAGTCAGACCCCGATGATGTGCATGATCATCCATGGCCGTACGCTACACTCATCTTAAAAGGCGGCTATTGGGAATGGATTCCACAGTTTGATTCAGATGGCAAAAAGTTTGGAGAAATAGCACATTGGCGTGGTCCAGGACATTTTCGTATTTGTAGTGCCAATAGCTATCATCGTATTGAGATTGATCCTAGTGTAACTGCATGGACAATGTTTATGCCAGGTCCACAAAAACGAGAGTGGGGATTTCTTGTCAATAACAAATGGATTCATAACGATCAATACCTAAAAGAAAAAGCAAACAAGGTGTAATATGAAAACTAAAATTGACACCATTTTTGATGGTCCTGCAGACATTACACAAAGTACTGCACCATGGGATAATCTTTATAAGGAAGATTTTCATGTTGCAGTTTATTATGACAAATATCCCTGTACATTGGGCCATTTGTTGTTCGTGCCTAAATATAATACAATGGGAGTTTTAAATGATGCATTTAACGATGCTGTTAGAGAAGGTAAAAGAATGGTGGCGGCCGGCGAATGGGACGGTTTCAATGTGGGACTTAACTATGGCACGGCTGCTGGACAAACTGTTAACTGGCCCCATATACATCTTATCCCGCGTAGAAACGGCGATGTCGAAGATCCGGTGGGTGGTGTTAGACATACAATCCCAGGCAAAGGCAACTATCGTTCGCCGCAATACAAGCAAGATTGAATCAGGCACCTATCATATCCCACACAATAATATTAATTTCAATACTGGAAAGATTAACGCTGATCCAGTCTTAGTTATTACTGCTGATGGCGATGTTATTTGGAATGGAAAACCTAGCGAAGCTGCTAAGACTTTAGTTCGTAGTTTTCAATTTGCTGTTGAAAAACAAAACAATATCACAAATGCAGCTCGAAGAAGATACTATTTACAAGCATGTGAAAATTTATTGAAGGCTGCTGAACAAATGGAATACGAAGAATTCATTGCTTTCCTAAATAAACAAGTGTATAATAGAGAACATACAGTCATTATGGACGCATTACAAGGAAATAATTAATGTCAAAAATAAAAATAGCAGAACTATTTTACAGCATACAAGGAGAAGGCAGATACATGGGTGTTCCGTCTGTTTTCTTACGCACATTTGGTTGTAATTTCAAATGTCAAGGTTTTGGTATGCCGCGCGGTGAACTAAGCAAGGAAGCAGACAACATTGCAGTCATGAACGCCATGCATCCTTTTAAAGAATACAACGAACTGCCTCTAGTTAGTACAGGGTGTGATAGCTATGCTAGTTGGCATCCCGACTTTAAGAACCTTAGTCCAATGCTTACTACTGATGCCATTGCAGATCGCATTATGGAAATTCTTCCACAGGATCATTGGAAGGATGAACACCTTGTTATTACAGGTGGCGAGCCTTTGCTAGGTTGGCAAAAAGCATATCCAGATTTGCTAAACAATCCTAAAATGGCAGGCTTAAAGGAAATTACTTTTGAAACAAATGGTACAATGCGCCTTACAAAAGAGTTTAAACACTTCTTAACTACTTGGACAGGGTTGCCAAAACAAAAACGAGAAATTACATTTAGTGTAAGTGCAAAACTTCCATGTTCAGGCGAACCTTGGGATGATGCAATTAAACCAAGTGTTGTTTGTGAATACGAAGAATACGGTACCGCATACTTAAAGTTTGTTATTGCTACAGAACAAGATTTTGCAGATGCCGAATGTGCTATTGGTGCATATCGTGCGGCAGGATTTAAAGGGCATGTTTATCTAATGCCAGTAGGTGGTGTAGAAAGCGTATATTCAATGAACAATAAAAATGTTGCATTGTTGGCAATGAAAAACGGATTACGATATAGCGACAGATTGCAAGTGCCATTGTTTAAAAACGAGTGGGGTACTTAATGCGGTTTGATTTTGTAGATATCGGTACATGCGATTTTGGTACAAGTGCCGATGAGGTATTAACAGATACAAATGCAAAGGTATTATTGATCGAGCCTTTGGCATTTTATCTGAAAAGGTTGCGTGTACACGATAATATCTTAAAAGCCAACATTGCCATTGGTAATAAACGAGATACGGTAACAATCTATTATTTAGAAGAACAAACTATTATAGATAATCAATTGCCTGATTGGCTTAAAGGGTGTAGTACTGTTGGAAGACCACATTGGCTAGCTATTGATAATTTAGATCAAAAAGGGTTAAGTCACGACCTTATCAAAAAACAGAACATATCTATGATTACATTTTTTGACATGTGTAATACATATGATGTACAATCCATTGGAAAACTAACAATTGATACTGAAGGGCACGACCATCTTATTTTGCCAGATGTTTATCACAAAGTATCAAACGGATTTAATATACAAACAATTATTTTTGAATATCAACCCTACATGGGAAATACCGATAAGTTAGATGAATTATGTTTAAAATTTGAATCTCTCGGTTATGTAAAATCTTGGCCAACTGGTATAGATATTAGATTAGATAAGAGAGTTGCTGAATGACTACAGATCAAATTTTATTAGCAGTAGGTATATGGTTAGTATTAATGGCCATTAGTTATACACATAGTGGTTGGCAGAATATGCGTGACTGCTATATGATGTGGTTTACTCGAGAATATTGGACTGCCTATAATACCGTAGAATTTGTCAGCTGGTTAGCCAAAGCAATTATTATTATTCCCGGATTAATCTTTGGTATTCAAATTTGGGAATTATATTATCTAACATTGCTAACCAGTGTAACGCTTATTTGGGCTAGTCGCAAAAAAGCATTGCCAACATTAGTTGGATTTAATACCATGTGGGCTTGGTTAAGTTTAATGGTATTATCACAACATTGGATTAAGTAAGGAAAAATATGGAATTAACTTCACTATTTTCAATACCATTTGGTATTGCTGAATTAGGTAGACAATTTACAGAAGAAGAATTACGATTTGTTACTTCATTGCAAACTAAAAAAAATGCAGGGAATTCAACGAGTGTTAACACATATGTATTGAATCAACCTGAGATGTTTAATTTACATAATTTTGTTTTGTCAAATGTTAATGATTACTTAAATAGTTACAATCCACTACCTGATAGTATAACTCCATATATTACACAATCATGGGTCAATTATAACAAGATAAATCAGACGCATCATAGGCATGCTCATCCAAATAGTTATATAAGCGGAGTATTATATATGAATGCCGACATTAATGTCGACAATATAACATTTATTAATCCGTTAAACCCACATATTCGATATTCTTCTGGAAAATGGAATCTATTCAATAGTGGAGAATGGGATGTTCCAGTGTGCACTGGTAGATTAGTGTTATTCCCGTCAACATTGGAGCATTTGGTAAAACCAAAAACAGATACAAATTTAAGAATAAGTTTATCTTTCAACACTTTCTTAAAAGGAACATTAGGTCATCCTAATGATTTAACTGAATTAATATTATGAAAAACTTTTTAAAAAAACTAATGGGCATTGATAAGCTCGAAGCAGATGCAATTGCAGCTACTAAGGCTGCTGAAGAACTTCTACTCAAAGCCAAAACTGCTGAAGAAGCAATGACAAAAGCTGTTGCCGAATCAGCAGAAGCTGCAAGGTTAGCTGCCAGGACCCCAAAGGAAATTGCTACTGATAACAAAGAGCCGTGGATATCGGTGTTGGATACACATGTCAACAAAGATAATATTCGTAATGGATTCTTTGAGCTTGACTGGAATGAGTTCTTCGTGTTACAATTAAGAGCTGCCGGATATGTTGGTGATACAGATGAAAGTATTGTTGATCAATGGTTCTCTGAATTATGCCGAAATGTTGGAGCAGAAGATGGTGTTGATATGAGTCGCAGAGGTTCTGGATTTATCAATGTAAACAAATTGAGTAATGGAAAAACGGAAGTTTCTTAATGGCAAAAACATATATTATCGTAGACACAGCTAATACATTCTTTAGGGCACGACATGTAATTCGTGGTAGTCTTGAAGATAAAGTAGGCATGAGTATTGCTACTGTATTGGGCAGTGTACGAAAGGCATGGAAAGACTTTAAAGGTGACCATGTAATTTTCGCACTTGAGGGTAGAAGCTGGCGTAAAGATTTCTATGCTCCGTACAAGCGACAACGAGCAGAGGGCCGTGCGGCACAAAGTCCTAAAGAACAAGAAGAAGATCGGGTATTTTGGGAAACATTTGATAATTTTAAAAGTTTCGTAACTGACAAGACTAATTGCACAGTATTGCAACATCCTCAATTGGAAGCAGATGATTTAATTGCTGGATTCATTCAAGCACATCCAGAAGACAATCATGTTATTATTTCGACAGATGGCGATTTCGCGCAGTTGATCGCGCCAAATGTGAAACAATATAATGGGGTAATGGCAATTACAACTACACACCTAGGATACTTTGATGAAAAAGGTAAGTATGTCGTTGATAAAAAAACTGGCTTGCCAAAAGGCGCACCGGACCCCGAATGGTTACTCTTCGAGAAGT